CAGTTGCAGTGATGCAATCGGCACACTCTGAGTACTTCTTCTATGGTAAGCAGATCTTCGAGCAGAAGAGTGAGATGTTTCACCGTATCGTGAGGAAGTGTGAGTTAGAGCCTTATGTGATGGAGAGTACGTTCCCCTCGTGGAATGAACTGTTCGATCGGTTCTGGCGGTCATCACAGTAGGTGTCTAGTATGTCCGACTATGACAGTAAACTGGCAAGTAGTTAGGTGAACTACTTAGAAGCGAAATCACTGCGTGTGTACATATACTGCATTTTTACATTTTATCTCTTATTGTTTAAGATGAGCGTGGGTCATACGTTAATCACACCAGGGCGTTCCCCGAAGTCCCTATTTAGGGAAGGAGCAGGTTTGACTCCCGGCAAAGAGATATGCATTTGTTAATAGATATACTTCATTTTGCATTTTTATATATTTATCTGGAAATTTTATTAATACATATATTACATTTAAAAACGAGGAGGAGGTGAAATGCCTCACGTGTAGTTGTACCAGTTGTACTCTTTGTAAAGATGAGGAGTATGCTACAGGCATGGATAATGTCAACTGGGTATCCCAGAGCTCAGAGCAGACGGTGACTTTCACCGATGATGCCGTTAGTGAGACACTGGGGTGGAAGTTAGCAACTGATAGCGTGGCCGCTGATGACGAAGAATCCGCATCGGATCTGAATGCCTATTTGTCGCGTCCCGTTAAGATTGCCACGCGGCTTTGGAGTATCTCAGATGCAGCCTACACCAAGGTCACAGTTTACCCTTGGAACGCTTTCTTAACGAACCCTCGCGTTCTGAAGAAGATAGCAAACTTCGGTTACATTCGTGGGAATTTGAAAATCCGCGTCCTCACTAACGCATCGCCTTTCTACTATGGAGCTATGAGAGTGTGTTATCAGCCTCTGCAAACATTCAAGAGCGATTCAATTCTGTCCACAGGCGTTCAATCATGTATTCCGTATTCTCAACGAGATGGATTTATGATTCGACCAGGAGCTAATGAAGCATATGAGATGACGCTACCGTTTTTCTACCAGGCCAACAAATATGATATCACATCTATAATGACTGGCGGCAATGCTAATGAGCTGGGGAAACTTGACTATGTTATCTTCGCACCATTGCAGAGTGCCAATTCTGTAGCATCTGCTAACGTGACGGTTGACACGTATGCGTGGCTAGAAGACGTAGAATTGACATCTTATACTGTTGTACCACAATCCACTGAGGTAGACGAATATGGTGAAGGTGTAGTTTCAAAACCAGCCACAGCATTGGCTGTGGCCGCGTCTCATCTGCAAGATGTACCAGTCATTGGGAAATTTGCTACGGCCACAGAGATTGGCGCAAGAGCGGTCGCTCATATCGCACGTCTATTTGGGTACACTAATGTACCAGTGGTCGATGATGCACATCCTTTTAGGTCAGAACCTTTTCCACATATGGCAGCTACTGATATAGGGTACCCCGTGGAGAAATTGACGATAGATGCCAAAGCAGAACTTTCAGTGGCCCCCACTGCTCTGGGTTTGAGCGGCAAGGATGAATTATCTATGGGTTATATTACTGGTCGAGAATCCTTCTTAACTAGTGTCCCATGGACTACATCTAATGCTGAAGATGATCTATTGTTTTCTGCTAAGGTGACACCATTGAATTATTCGTCGACTGGTGATGCTGTGAACACATATATTGATATGACTCCTGCGGCCATGGTTGCTTGCCTTTATAAGCATTGGCGAGGCGATCTAATTTACCGTTTTGATGTTATCGCTTCACCTTATCATAAGGGTCGACTCATCATCAGTCATGATCCAGTGGGTACTAGTGGAGTTAATGTCATGAACACTACTGGCACTGCTAATGCCGTCAACACTCATATCATTGATTTGACAGAAACCACATCGTTCGAGTTGCGTGTCCCATATCAACAGGCTACCACATACAGCCTAACACGCACTGGTGTCAATTCGTCCTTTCTGACAGCCTCAGCTAGACCTTGGACTGTGTCTGGTTCCACTAGTTACACTAATCAGGGTGATATTAATGGTTTTCTTACGGTGCGAGTGCAGACGGTGTTAACTGCACCCGTGGCAGTTGCGCCTGTCAACATTCTAGTAAGTGTGCGCGGTGCGCCTAATCTAGAGTTTGCTAATCCGTCTAATCCACCGATCTACCTTTCACCATTTGTGGCACAATCTCAGGAAGAAGTCGATCCGGCACATGTGGCGGATACTGGTGTTTTGGGTAAGAACTCTGCTTCTCCATTAGTATCACGTAATCGTGTACACTTTGGAGAAGCGGTGGCGAGTCTTCGACCCTTACTGAGACGCATGTGTTATCATGCTGCCATGCCGGCTGGACCTAGTGGTTCATCATATGTTGCAGGGGATTTTGTTCTTACCTATCGTTTTCGCCGATTGCCTAGTGCCTTTGGTTATGACCCCTATGGGTTGAATACTGCCAATGGTATTGTAGCACCTGCAAGTAACTTCTTGTTCAATTTTGCAAATCCCACACCATTAACCTGGTTAATGCCAGCTTTTGTGGCATATAGGGGATCGATGAACTGGACATTTGATGTACTTGCTAACGGCAAACTATTAGGTAATGTCAGTGTCGTGCGCGACAATAATAGCGCAAGTTCTTCTAGTATTTCTATAGCCACCGCATCGTCATCGGCATCTGCTTCAGTGCGAGCGTGGAACTATGCTAGGAGATCTAGAAACACTACTTGTGGTACGACTTTGACAAATATGAATACACAAACTGGTGTCAATGTGTCAGTTCCCAACATGACGCAATATCGCTTCCAAACTACTGACCTTGCTACAGCAAATCAAGGCTCAACCCTCGATGGGTCTCAGTATGAGTCGTGCGTTTTGGAAGTTAAAGACTCTCCATTTGTCAACCCTAATGACATAGTGGTACACCAGTACGTCGGAGCAGGTACAGATTTTAATCTGCACTATTTCCTGAATGTACCTACATGGATCAACTATGGAACGTATCCTACTGGTTTTTAATGAGCCAGTTAGAGGACCCTCAAAGACAGGGTCTTAAAATATAATGTGTTACGAGAGAATCACTCGTGATAAAACCGGACTAAACCGTTAAAAAGAAAGAGTGACCGTACGGTGGTCACTGCCCACATGTGGTGGGAGGCACTCCGGCGAGAATTGACGCTCGCATCCAATTATCAAGATTCGTACTTCGGTCGTATATTTGAGGACTTTTATATTCCGGTTGGTGAGCGTCAGTTCACCGGGCGGATGATTTTTATCCTGCG